TGCGGCGCAGGAAGCAGCCATCTTTAGTGATGAGCGGATTGTGTGCATTGAGGCCAGCACCAAGTCTGGCAAGACCGTGGGCTGCCTGGCATGGCTGGCCGAGCAGGCAATGGAAACAGGGCGGACCGGCTTTGCGTTCTGGTGGATAGCCCCGATCTATTCGCAGGCCCGCATCGCCTTTGAGCGGTTCAAGCGCTACATTGACCGGCGCTTATGGGATGCCAACGATTCCGAAATGCGGATCACCCTGGGCAATGGTTCAGCCATCTGGTTCAAGTCAGCCGAGAAACCTGATGCCCTGTATGGGGAAGATGTGCAAGCCGCCGTGATTGATGAGGCCAGCCGAGTACGTGAGGCAAGCTGGCACGCAGTACGCACCACCCTGACGGCTACGCACGGCCCTATCCGAATCATCGGCAACGTCAAGGGGCGCAGGAACTGGTTCTACAAACTGAGCCGACGTGCCGAGGCTGGGGAGAAGGGCTACAGCTACAGCCGACTGACGGCGTATGACGCAGTGGCGGCGGGCGTGTTGCAGCCGGATGACGTGAATCAGGCCCGCACTGATCTGCCAGCCCATGTGTTCCAGGAACTCTATGAGGCGATGCCAACCGTAGACACCGGCAACCCGTTTGGTGATGAACATATCCAGGCGTGTACGCTCGACACCGAGCAGGCGTGGTCAAGCTGGGATGGGGATGGGGAACCGATAGCCTGGGGCTGGGACTTAGCCAAGAGCGTGGACTGGACGGTGGGAATCGGCCTCGATGAACAGGGGACGGTCTGCCGGTTGCGCCGGTTCCAGCATCCCTGGATGCAAACCATTGATGTGGTACGCCGTGAAACCGCCAACGTATCAGCACTGGTCGATAGCACGGGTGTGGGTGATCCAGTGCTGGAAGCGTTACAACAGCCGTGGCGTGACGGTGACGTAACGCATCTGGGGCGTAACTTTGAAGGCGTCAAGTTCACCAGCAGTTCCAAGCAGCAGCTATTCGAGGGTCTGGCTGTCGCGATCCAGCAACAGGCCATTCACTTCCCACCAGGGGCCATCACGAGTGAGCTTGAGCAGTTCGAGTTTCTATATACCAGAACCGGAACGCGCTATGCTGCCCCTGACGGGGCGCACGATGACTGCGTGGATTCGCTGGCCCTGGCCGTATCACGGTGGCGACATCCACCACAGAGATGGGGAGCAGTCTGATCGGATTCTGGGAAGCCGTCGGGCTTAAGAAGTTCTTCACGAATATCGACACCGAGGGGGCTGGAACCCTACTGCCCCAGACCCGCGTCAATTACCAGTCCAGCTATAGCGACGAATCCGCACTACTCAGGAACTCCATCGTGGGCGGGTGCGTCAACTGGATGGCGCGAACATTCCCAGAAGCTGATCTGAGTGTGCGCCGATATGATGAGACAACCCAGCAAACAGTGGCGGTGCCGGATCATCCGCTGCGGGTGTTACTGAACCGCCCGAACCCGCACTTCTCGGGCCGGTTGCTGCGGATGGCGATATGCACAGACTTCATCGTGACCGGCAACGCCTACGTCATCAAGGTGCGTTCGGCTGACGGCAGCGTGGTACAACTCTGGTGGGCGCCGAGTAGTACGTTAAGCCCAGCCACCACATCCCGACAACACCAGCGCGGCTACGGGTCCGATGAAGAGAACGCCTTCATCAGTCACTATGACTACAGCGTGGGTTCGTCGGGCGCATCAACACAGATACCCGTGGAAGACGTCATTCACTTCCGCTTCGGCATCAGCCCTGATGACACGAAGCTGGGCCGCAGCCCATTGGCTTCGGTATTCCGAGAACTGTATACGGACGATGAGGCCGCCAACTTTACGGCGGCGCTGCTCAGGAACTCGGCCATTCCTGGTGTCGTGCTGGCCCCAGGTGAGGGCGTGGGCGCAGTCAATGAAGAAGACCTGAACCAGATTCGTGACCGCTGGAGTGACCAGTTCGGCAGCGATAACCGAGGGCGGCTGATGGTGATGCGTGGGGCCACCAAGGTGACCACGGTCAGCTTCTCGCCTTCCGAGATGAACCTGCGGGAACTGCGCCGCATCCCAGAAGAACGGGTGAGTGGGGCGCTGGGTGTTCCGGCGATTGTGGCGGGGCTGGGTGCTGGGCTGGATCGCAGCACGTTTGCGAACATGGCCGAAGCCCGTGAGATGGCCTGGGAGTCTGGGCTGATCCCGATCCAGTCGCTGATTGCGGATGACCTATCAAGCCAACTGCTGCCAGACTTCGATGATGACCAAACCGCTGAGGTGTACTTCGACTACCAAAACGTCAGGGTGTTGCAGGCCGATGCCACCGACATGGCCCGCCGCTGGCGTGAACTGGTTGAGGGTTCGATTGCCAAGCGTTCCGAAGCACGGGCCGCCCTGAACCTGCCAGTGGGACCAGGTGATGATGTCTACCTGATGCCCATGAACCTGATTGAGATCGGTGGGGATGCGCCGCCACCGGCTCCAGAAGACGATGAGAAGTATGACGTGGTGATAGACCACGCACATGACTATTCGAGCAACGGCGCACTGGATGACCCCGCAGAAGTGGCTGCTGCTCTTGGCGATAGAGGCTAGGGAACTCACAGCCCGACAACGCCAGCAGATCGTGGCCCAGACACGGCGCACCGAACAGGTCATTGGCCGCAAGTTCCGCAACGCCATGCGAAAGTTTTTTGTGGGGCAAGCCAGGCGGGTGACCAAGGGATACATGGATGCCGGTGGGTATCTGTCAGCCCATGCCGATGGGGAATATAAAGACCCCGCCAGCCAGCTTCTCGGCGTCAATGAAGACCAGGCGATTGTGGCCGCATCCCGCCCCTATGTGCTGGAGATGACGGTGGCCGCGATCAATGCCGCCAGTGACCTGGTAGGAGCGCCCAGGGTGGCAGCCGCCAAAGCGCTGAAGGAACCCGACATCCTTGGCACTGATCCCACGGTGCTGTTCCTGACGGACCAGAGCGCCCAGCGTGTCGTGCAGGTCAACGATGCCACCAGACGCGGCGTCCAGCGCACGATTGTCAAAGGGGCGGCGGCTGGCTATTCGGATTATGAGATCGCCTATGGGTCCACCCGAACCCGCAAGGATGGCTTCCGGCCATTGAAGGGGATGGTGGAGCGCCTGTATCACGGGCGTCCTGAGTGCATCGCCCGCACCGAGTTGGCCTACAGCAACAACGGGGCCAGCCTGCATCGCTACAGCCAGTGGGGGCAGGATATGGTGGAAGTCTCGGATGGCCCTGGCTGCGCCCTGACCCACCACGTGCAGGGGCTTCGACCAGGTGAAAGTTCATCCGACGATATCAACGGGCAAAAGATCGCAGTGAAGGAAGCCAACAACTGGCAGGTGGCGCATCCGAATTGCCGCCGCGTGTTCTTACCGTTGCGCCAGGTCCGCAAGCCCACAACCCCGCCAATGGAACGGGAAGCCTTCATCACCCGCCCGCTGACCGCCGCCCAACGCGCCCGCGTTGCCAGGGACATGGCAGCAACCCGAGTGACCGCACCGCCCAAGCCACCAGCGCCGCAGGTCATAGCCCCAATTGAACCGCCGCCGACAGCCACCGTGTATGAGCGGGCCGCTGAGATACGGGCGAATGAGTCCATGACCACGCTGGATGATGCGCTGGCCCTGGGCAAAGAACTCGAAGAAGAATGGCAGAAGGAATACAAGCGGAGAATTGGAGATTTGAGCCGCGCACGTTTGCAAGCAATGGGCAGGTCACTCAGGGCCGACGAAGCACGCAAAGAGGCGTTTGCCGCATATCGGGCCAACTCTGACGGTCGTAGATGGGCTGTTTACGAAAAAGCCCGCGAAGAAGCGGATGCGGCAAGGAAGGTATTTAAAAAAGCACAGGCGGCAGAGGCGGCTGTTGTGAACGAAACAACGAAAGCCGTGTTGCAACGTACCCGTGAGATGGGCCGAGGCACAGGGGCCGCTCGGGAAGCCAGCACCGTGCCGGTAAGGGGAAGGACCATCAAAGAGAACAAAGCGGCATTTGAATGGGCGCAGGACCAGTTGCCACGTGATTGGCTCATACGTATGCAACAAAAGCGGAACGGCGGCCAGGTCAAACTAACAACAGCACCCGCCGCCATCGAACACCGTGGGTATTACTCAGACATCGCGGACGTGATTGCGACACCAGGCAAGCAGACAAAGACCAAGAAATGGGCCACCCAAGCACATAATCAGGAGGTGTCGTTGCATGAACTGGTCCATCGTGTCCAGCATTCGGCCCATCGCTCAGGGGCAGCGGACATTACGAGCTTTGACCGCCTGAACGACATCACTGAGGAGTTGTATAAGCAGCGGACCACATCACCTCAGGGCGTCCGCAGTTCACTTAAAAACAAGGCGGGGTATGAGGACCGCGAGGTATTCAGGGACGGCTTCCCGCCGTGGCCCCACGAGTACATGGGCAAAGACTATGGCGATATCATGGTGTATGGCAATGAAACCGCCGCTGTCCGACAACGAACAAACCGCATGGCGAGCGAAGTGCTAACGATGGGCGTGCAAGCCATACTGGGGCCAGGGAGTACGGGTGATTTTGAATTCGAGTCAGCCGCTAAAGCGCTTCGGCAGGATAAACAACTGATGCAATTCTTTCTCGGGGTGCTGGCGGGCATCTGATGTTCACCATATGCGGCGACCATTACACTGACGGCTACATGTGCATCACGTACGAAGATGGCACGCTAACCGGCGGCGATGAGATCACGCAGCGTGTCCTGGACCTCGATCTGACATACGGGCCGTTCCGGTTGTATTACCAGGGCAGGGTGTTCGATGTGGTGGATGACCCGACCATTGATGAGCAGCGGGCGTATTTCTACATCCTGCAATTTTTGGCAGGGACGATCAACCAGGGCGATATTCCCAACTTCAGCGAAACGCCTCAGGGGTACTTCAACAGCAAGGCTGAGGAGTGGTTCGGGGTTAATGAAGAAGGCGTGATGTATTAACCCATGACCGAGAAGGCGTTGCAGGCTGAGGTCATGCGGGTTGCCAAGATGCTGGGGTGGCTGTGTTATCACACGTTTGATTCGCGCCGATCAGCCAGCGGGTTCCCTGACCTGGTGCTGGTGCGGGAACGGGTGCTGTTCCGCGAACTCAAGGTGGGCAAGAACAAGCTGAGCCAGTCACAGGAACTCTGGCGCGATTCGATCATGGATACAGGCGGCGACTGGGCCGAATGGCGCGAGACGGATATGGATGACATTGTGGCTGATCTAAGCCGCCGGAATGGTTGACAGTCTGGTAACCATTCTGCATACTTAGTTCATCAGTTGATAGCTGGACATGGCACATGAACGAGCGACACGAACTAC